GGTAAACTTGTAGATGTAAAAGGTCTAAAGCCTTCTCACAAAAAAGGGTACATACTTATAGAATTTGTGGGTGGATATGGCACTAGAGGATGGTGTTCAAAACAATCCAAAGCAGAATATATAGCCTTTCAGTTTCCTGAGAGGTTTTATGTTTTTGATAAGAACGTACTTAGAAAGAGAACGATATCTCTATGCCCTAAGTACAAGGATGAAAGCTCTGTGTTGCGTAAAAACAAAACACCTATGGAAGAGGGTTTGTACAAATGGCTAGGTCGTTGGAACAGAAAAGATGTGTTTACCTACATCAAGTTTGACGATGTAAAAGATATTATATATGATACAATCGAAATACCTAGACATTGAGCTTAAACTACCAAAGCCTCCTTCCCTGAATGCTTATTTTAATTCAAAGCATTGGGCAGTAAAGGTTAAATATAAAAAAGAATATACTAAGTATTGTGAAGAACAAATTGAACTATATGACAAGTTTACTTGTGAAACCTATGAAATTCATATCAGGTATAATAGTAGGCACGATGTTGATAATGTTATTCTCGTATCGAAATTTCTTTCTGATACTCTCGTGGATAAAGGCGTGGTTGAAGATGACGGCAACAAATATTATAAAAGGCTTAACATCGAAATTGACAAAACTCTTCCTAAAGATACGTTCTTGGTTAAAGTTAAATGTAAAGGAGTAAAAAATGTGGAAGATGAGTAAAGAAAAAAACTACCATAATTGTAAATTAATTAGAGATAAAATTGATTCTTATCTTTATGAAATGTCTAAATTGTTTACAAATATAGGTATTGACTCTACAGAAGAGGAAGTACAAGAAGCCTATGACAAGGAAAAAGAACTAATAGAGCGTATAGCTGAGTTAGACCCTGCTAAGGCAAATAACCTAAGAGCTAGTTATTGAGATGAACCTCGATGAATATTATGAAGAGATTACTAGTAGTGAAGCAGACTTCATTATAGACCTACATAGAATAATAGACTATTTGGTTTATCATGATGTGCCTGTCACTTTGGTACGATTAGGATATGAACTTGATATTACTCCTAGTGAGCTTAGTGATTATACTTCATTAATATTATCAATACTAGACAAGGTTGAAGAAAAATATTCGTTACGATAAAGCAATCATAGAAGAGGAAGCAATAAAATCTGTTATTAATAACAAAATAACAGAACCTTTAGGTGCATTTATATATCAACGAGCGATAGAAGTTTCAGGCTCTGCGTTTATAACAAACGGAGATTCTGATTTGAAACAGGCGTTAGTTGATGAGGCTGTTATGCGTGTGCTAGAAAAGTTTCTGTATTATTACAAAGAAGGGGGGTCTGCTGCGAACTTAATAATAACTATGATTTATTCTACTATGACCAACAAGATAGTTGGACTAAAGTGGAAAGACAAATACGGTCAAAAAATAAAAGGTCGTGTTGTTTGTATTGAGAATGGAGAAAAAATAACACGATTAGTAAAGTATATAAAAGACGATAACATAAGTAAAAAATTATGATAAATATTTTTAATGATTGGATTTTGATAAGCAGCATCGGATTGATGTTTGCATTTCTATTTATATTCGAGCCGTATGGATGGCTTATAGATAAAATATTACCATACAAGCCATTTAACTGCGTTCTGTGCCTTTCTTTTTGGTGCAGTCTTATATTGTATTCCTTTATAGATGTAAGTCCATTATACGCAATATATACAGCTTTTATAGCAGAGCTATCGTATAGAAAACTAGTTAACGAATAATGTAAATTATATAGTTATGAAATTCGTAAAGTCCGTTCGCAAAATAAATAAGATAATTATCCATTGTACTGCTACTCCTGAAGGAAGGGATATAGATGCAGAAACAATAGACAAGTGGCATATAAATAGAGGTTGGTCAGGAATAGGATACCACTATGTTGTGAAACTTGATGGGACAATAGAAGAAGGTAGAAATGTAAACAAAACAGGCGCACACACTAGAGGTTACAACAAAGGAAGTATAGGTCTAACCTATGTGGGTGGATGTGATGAAAACATGAAAGCAAAAGATACAAGAACCGAAGAACAATCTATAGCTCTTGTAAATCTACTAAATGCTCTTATGGATATGTATCCAAATGCGACATTACATGGACATAACGAATTTGCATCCAAAGCGTGTCCTAGCTTTGACGTTCAAAAAGAATACTCTTTCTTAATAAATAAATAATATGAAAAATGATTTTGATGTTAGCGATAGTTTCGCTGACTTTGTAGACCTATTATCCAATGATGAAAAGAACAAAAATGCACAATGCTCAATCGACAACCCTGAATGTGAGCAATGTGGTAGTTAAATACGATTATGAATCCACTAAAGAAAATACTAACAGGAGGTGTAAAGGAAACTGTAGATGCAGTTGCCAACGTAGTAGATAGATTTGTCGCTACTCCTGAAGAAAAAGAACAAATAAGAAAAAGCGTAGAATCAGAAATAACAAAGCGTTGGGAGGCTGATAGCTTGACTGACTCTTGGCTTTCTAAAAATATAAGACCGCTAACACTAGCCACAGTAATGACATTCCTTGTACTAATGACTTTCTTTGAAGGGTTTGGTATAAGTAGTGTTAATGAAAGATGGATAGGGTTGTGGGAGCTAGTAAGCGTAACGGTAATAGGCGGATACTTCGCAGTAAGAACCGTGGACAAAAGAACGAAGATAAAATAGTATGGTGTGAAACAGCACCTGTAGAATGCACTTGTTTAGGCACTAATTGTAAAAATAAAGGAGGACGTTAGTCCTCTTTTTTTTATCTAAACTGATAGTTTATTCCTGCTCTCGCACCGAATACTCTCTTGTCCCAATATTTGGTTACCTCTCCTTCAGCAAACAATCCCCAACGCCTTCCTAGTTTCCAACCCATAACAACTCCTGCTGTATAGTCAATCCATTGGTTTCCGTCTACGTAGTTATTGAATGAGAAAAACTCATCACCCCAAGTGTGCTTATGCATAAACAATAGGTTTGCCCAAGTGTGCATCCAAAACTTATCGCTATAGTGATAGTAATCTATACCTGCTATTCCTGACAATGAGCCTAAGTAACCAATACTATCTAACACATCTCTATTGTATCTACGCATCAGGTCAGGAAATACGTGCCTTCTAAAGTCCTCATCGCTATCAGCAATCTCATTTCCTTCTAGGTCTTCCCATCTCCAATCGTAGTCATCTATGCTATCGTTTAGGTCACCATCTATTCCATACATAAAATCAGAAAATCCTTGACCATATGCAAACGCAAACCAAGGAATAGAATCTAGCAACTCCTCAATAGGATTGTATCCATAAGGTTTGCTCTGTCTTGTAGCTATTCCAATGCTGAAATCTAAATTTCCTATGTGCGCTCTAAGTCTAGTATCAACCTGTGCGTACTTTAGATTTACCATTCCTTGTCTTTGATAGTCAGCTTTTATCATCCAATATTTGGACAAATAGCGAAAGAAGTATCTGTGATTCTCATACTCTCTGCCTTGTTGTCTACCCTTATCATATTGTGCTACATATTCAAAACCTTTTACTGCACCAACAGTTGCTGAGGTAGAAAGGCTATGTTCGGTCTGACCATCGTAGAATCTGTTCTGCCTGTTCTCGTAATCAAATCTAGCAACCTTTCTTATACCTATAGTTGACTTGTAGTCATACTTATTTTCTATAGTTATATCTTCTATCTCGCCAAGTTGATTTATGTAGTATTGAGGTCTAGCAGGTGCAGGTGTAGATGCGAAAGCACTTGTGTAAACTGTAGCATACTTGAAAGGCTTAAATTGCGCTACAGCCAAAATAGGTAGGAATGTTATTAGTAATACAAATCTTTTCATTAGAATTTATTTGCTCCTGTTAGTTCGTCTATATATTCCTGAACATCATGATGAGTAATGGTTAGATTCATCATTATACCTGCCTCCCATCTTCTTATCTCTTCTCCGTCTTTATAGACTATGATTGTTGGAACAGACTTTATTCTGCCTAATTCTTTTAGCTCAGGATGTTTGTCTATCCAAGCACTAAATACACGAGCATCAGAAAGTCTTTGCAAATTTTTTACGCTGTTTGATTTGTTGAACTCAGCATTGTATTGAACTACTGCTAACCCTTTCCCCCAATTACTTATATTTTTTATTGGGCTTGATATGATAAATAATATAGAAAGAACAAAATACTTCATCATCTTGTAGCATCAAAAAGCCTCTCTTCTATTTTATTAAGAGATACTTTTATTTCTTCTACATCCTTCTGAGTATTCATAATTGTTTCTCTAACTAATTGGTCTTTTAAATCGTACTCCATTCGACCAACTTCAGGAGGAGGTAGTTCTTTGGCTAATTCTATTTCTGCTTTTAAATCAAAGTAACCTATGGTAACTACAGCAACACCTGCTACAATGCCTCCTATAGTTTTTAGTGATAGTCCTACTACTGTATTTTCAGATATTTCTTTAGCCATTTTTATTTACTTTAACAATCTCCTGATGAAGTGCTAGACTTTGGATAGAATATAGATGCATCCGTGAACACATCTTCAGATTCAAACAAATCATCATCACAACCTGATGCAGTAGCAGTTGCTTTTATAGTAGCATCACTAAGGATATAGTTTACAATTCTTTTATTTATATATGTAAGTTTAGATTCTAAAGAAGAAGATATCGCATCAAGAGTCATCTGATTTGATTTTGATTCTTCGTTCTTTGTTCTAGAAGTTTCTGAGCGTAAAATAGATATTGCTGCTCTAGCTGAAAACATAGCCAACGAATACTTTATCATCTTAAACAACTCTTGCTCAGAGCTATTCAAAGTTTGTGCAGCGACCTTTGTTTCTATGTCTTCATATAGACAAGTGCCTAGTAAGTCCTGAATAGATGTGTATTGCTCAAGCTGTATCAATGCCAATAAAGCTCCTCTCTCCATCCTTTGAGGAAGAGGAAAGTTTTGATACAAATAGTTATCGTCTATGAATATAATATCAACCATTGCTTATATCTTCTGTGTTAGCACCTTTCAAGGTTTCTAGATTTATCTTTTCTTCTTGAACCGATATGTTCATCTTATCGTACCCAACTGTGCTAAGAATTGTATTTACTCCGTCTATCAGAGCTTTACGATTAGGCAATGTTTCTGTCGCTCTAAATATTTGGTAAGCCGTTACTAGCTCATTACCTGTACCTCCTAACTTTCCTGCTATCATAACCCCAAACAATGAAGGGCTTGTAATATTATGAGCAGTAAGTATCTTGGCATCATTTAACTTTGATAAAACATCTATAGTTTTGTCTAGGTTAGTTACATCCATAGGTGTAAACTTAGGAGCGTCTTCTTCTTTCTTAACCCACGATACAATAAAGTTATCTGCTTGTGGTCCTGTAAAAGACTCCTTAAACTTGTCGTATTCATCACGCTTTTGTTCGGCAGACATATTTCTACCAATGAAGGTTGCTAGTACCTTTGGTGTAAAGCCATTCTCAGCAGAGTTCTTAATGTGTTGACCAAATGCAAAGTCACCTGCGATATAATGGTAAGCGGAGATATAATTAGGGACTCCATAATAAAGGTTTCCTGAATATGGATTAGCAATATATAAAAGTGCCTCTGTAGATTTCTTATCAAACTTATCAAAGCTCTTTAGTTTTTTAGGCTCGTTGTGCTGAACACTTGCTGAGTTGTATCCGAAATATCTACGAACAATGTAGTGTGTTACTTTGCCTTGTTCATCAGGCTCTGCTGCACGAACTCCTTTGGGGTCTATAGACTTCAGCTCTATTATCTTTGTTCTTTCTTTGTTCCAACGAACATATATAGCACAAGCACCTTTTTCTTCATATTGGAAGGCAGCGTGTGAAAGTATATCATACATTCCTACATTAGAGCCTCCACAATGATTCATAAATGCTTTTAGTTCTGCTTTAGCTTTATTTGATGTTAGAAACGAATCATCATAGTTGATATCATTTCCAATAATCATTTTCGCTTTCTTTGTAAGAATACCGCTATGGACAGGTGACTGCCTAAGCATTTTGTCTAGGATTATAGGGAAATCATCATTTACACCAAACTTTATATAGCTACCTTCCGTAGTATATCCTAGTTTATATCTTCTGTTTAAGTCCCTAATGCTGTTCTCCAACTCGTTTGAAGATACAGTTGTACTAGCAGCTTGTACATAGGTCTTAGGTGCAAAAAATTCAGTAATGTTATCTAATAGTCCCATATGTTATAATTTACAATTTAGTCTACCGTATTTGACAAAACTACAGAGTCAGAATATATACTAGTTCCTGTAGCATTATTGTATTGGTAGCTTTTTACATGACTTAAATAAGACTCTGTTTTATCTCCATTAGTCAAACTTAAAACATACTCTCCCCCACTCAATGTATTAGACAATAAGTCTATATTGATTTTTATAAAATCTTTACAAGGGTCTAAGCCATTTAAATCCGTTAGGCTAGACAAAGTTAGTGTATCTGTACCAACAACTTTAGTTAAAGTTACAGAAAAACTATTTACAGTAAAAGATTTTAACTTGATGAAAGATAGTGTGTTAACAACACCTGTTTTAAGATGCTTCATTTAATTAGTCTATGTATTCTTCAAATTGTATTAACTCAAGCTCTCGTAGCTGAGATTCTATTTCTATAAATGCAGGGTCAGATAATACTGCCGTATTTACAACCCAATTATTATTATTGTCTTTAATGAAACCTAAAACACTACTTCCTTTTCTGTAGCCGTTTAAAGATTCATATTGTTGTTCTGTTGCCTTTAGTACATCCATTATAATTGTGCTATATAGTTTGTATATAGAGCTGATTCAACAGCATCCATCTGTGTATCATTAAGGCTAGTTCCTAGTCCAAAAATTCCTAAAGTGCTACCTGATTTTAACGTGTCGCTGTTTCTAGCTCCCAAAAGGTCTAAATCTTCTGAAGGAAGATTCTGAGAATTTGTAGCAAAAGTACCACTAAAGTGTGTATCATTTACTAGGTCTGTACTTCTGTAGTTTATATTTGCAGAATCAGGTCTGTTTTGAAATATCATAACATTATCCTTCATATGCATAGATAATGGCTCAGGAGAATTGTCCTGATACTGCGAAGAGTTTAACCAACTTCTATTGCTTGTGCTAGAGCCATTGACATCAATTCTAGGAGAAAAGTAATTTGAACTACCATCGTTACCATACACCCTCTGATTTGTCTGATTACTAGAACTCATTTCAGTCAAGAGAGCAAAAGCTCCTGCTATATCTTTTGTGTAGTTAACTCCGTCTGCATCAAGAGTAAAACCTGTGTTTAGCCTAGAAGTACCTGCTGAAGACCATCCTTTTGAAACAGTAAACGAAGGGCTAGACTCTAAAGATAATTCAAAGTTAGCAGGAGATTTCCAATTTAACAGCGTAAAGTTTGACGAATCATCTGTAGTTTTTACTGCAAACACATACAACAAATCTAGATTATTCCAAATACCTGCGGATTTTAGATTTAAAACCAAAGTATTTTGCAATTCTAAATGTAAAGATGTTGGCAACGCAAATCCTCTTGTAGCCGCTTGATTTAGTACCGCTTGATAATCTGAATCAAATCCTCCGTTGACACGGTTGTTTATATGTGAAGAAAGTCCGTTTATAAAAAGCATAATTATTCTGCTAAGTATGCAAGTACCCTGCCTGATGCTAAAGTAATGCTATCAAATTTACCGAATATAACAGACCCCTTTGGAATCGTAATTGAGGTTAACGCATCTCCCTTAGTTGTAGTTGTTGTCAAAACAGTATCCTCAAGAGCTTGAATAGCTCTGCAAGAATCTGTTGTAGAACCTGTACCACTCAAATGTTTAAATCCGTAATCACCTGCTGCGGTTTGATAAAAATTATCAGCTTTAGTAATATTTTCGTATCCCATTTTATTATTTATTATTCATTAGCAGCATTGTATGCTGTCGTGTATTCTATTTCTGATTCACTTCCGAAAGAATGCACACCTATTGGCGCACACCAAATCATATTGTTATCCCAAGAGCTTTCAGGCTCTCCATCCCAATATACATCTACATGATGTTTGTCAGAACCTTCAATCTCTCCAATATTCACAACACAATGATTGTGAGAAGGATATCCGTCTGAATCTACACCCAATGCATTTATTTTTGCAGTAGCAGCACCTTTGCTACCAAACTCGTATTTTCTAAAACTTCTCATTATGCTGTTATTGATTTAGATTGTGCATCGGTCAAAGCACTAGTCCACAAAGCAACTGCATTCATCTTTCCTCCTCTTAGGAATAAGTTTTGAGTACCTGTTGGCAAAGTAGATATTGTGTGTGCTAAAGCACCATTGTAATATATCTTGTAATCAGTTCCTCTTACAAAAGCTATTTTGAAAGAACCACTACTAGGTAATGTAAATGTATAATTTGTAGAATTAAATCTGTATCTTAATGTGTTGTCTGCATTAACATCTAAAAATCCGAAGTCACCACTCCCATTGAAAAATCTATGGCTTGATGAAACTAACTGATGAGGCTCTACTTCAAACATTAAAGTAAAGTTGCTATCAGCATCAATGTAATTTGCTTTTTGTGCTAGGTCTTCAGCTCTAGTAACACTTGCGCTAGAAGTTCTTATATAGCTAGAAGAGTATCTAACATCGCCATCTCCCTTTTCCATCTGAGTACCCCACAATAAAACACCTTTAGAACCATCACCTGTAGCAGTTACATTTGTTCCATCGTCAGATAGCATTATCTCCATCTTTGTGCTTGTTGATGCAGCATCTCCTCTCATCGAACATCTATACCATCCATTGCCGTAGTCCTCTATTTTTGCCTCACTATCAGCAACAGTTTGTGCGCCTACGCTACCAATCTTAGTTCCTTTTCTTATATTAAAGGCATATCTATGCTCATCGTTGGTAAAGCCTAAAACTATATTTTGAAACCCTCCATCATACTTAGCAAATACAGAAATATTTATATTATCTGTAGCTGTTACTGTAACGGCTGAAGTTGTTTCTATTCTAAAATCTGTTGTTCCGTTATCAGCTATAACTTTTTGACAATTAGTTGTTTGCAATGGGCTTAGTGCCGCATCTGCTACAACGGTGCAGGAAGTTTTTGTCCAAGCTGCATTGCTGAAGTCTTCACTATGAATACTTAGATTTGTTCTTTCTTCTTCTAGCAATAAGTGTGATTTTTCTAGATTTCCTAAAAAGTTTATTCTAGGAATGTTAGCAGAAGTAACCAACTCTAAAATACCGCTTTCATTTAGTCTTGTGGTATCTGATGCAGCTCTAGTAAAGGCAAAGTCTTTTGTTCCGTCAGTAGGTTTGTGAGAATACAATACCGCTTGTTTTGATGCTACAGGGAACATTGCTGTAGATGCAGAATCATATAAAGACTTTGATATAACATCAAATATTGTGTCTGCCGCTCTTTGGTAACCCTCTATAGTTCCTCCATCAGTAGTTATTCTAACTACCTCATCATCAACACCAACTCTTATGGTGTCGTGATTGTATCCTGTTTTATTTATTAAATATCCCATTAGTCAAAAATAGTTTGGTCAGCAAAGAAAGACTTGTCGTTAACAACTAAAGAAGCCATTCCGCTTTCGGTATATAGCTCAACATCTATAACAGATTTTCCTGTAATACTTGAGCCTGAGTTTGCGTTAAGATTCATACACAATCCATCTAACCATCCTGAGATTGTTACTGATTCATTGTTGTGCAATAGTACACAAACTAAATCTTCTCTTCTAGAAAAATAATCTAGCTTGTTTAGATTTCTAGTGATGCTAGGAATTTGTATAGTAATCGTAGTATTAACTACACCCAATCCATTCTCTGTAGTTTTTGATTCAGAAAAAGATGTTGTGTTATCCTTTTGTATGTGTTTGAAATGTTTTTCATTGCTAGTTTGAACAGCAACTACTTCTGTTTCATCAGAAGGATTAAAAGCTATAGTTATATCGCTTTGCAACATTATAATGGCTTTCTTTATGCCACCTACATTTGAATGCTTGTTACAATTTATATCTATGTCTTCTAGTAGAATGTTACAATTAAATGCCATATTATTTTTATTAAAAAGGGAGGGAAGAACCCAATCAACCCTCCCTTGTATTAATTTACAAGATTATGATTACCCTGCAACATCAGCGAACTCTGATTCGGTAATGTCAAAAGATAATTTTTGTTGCTCACCTGTCAATGTTAATTGGATACGATTTTTATCGCCACGATTAACACCTGAAGCCATATCTACAGTTGATGCAAACAATCCGTATTCATATCCTACTAAGTGAAAAGTACCTGCTGCTGTTTTAACAAAAGCAACTAGCTCGGCAGAAGGATTAGATAATTCTTCTAGTGCGTTGCGGTGTGTAGCAGTCATTTTAGGTATTTCTACTGTTATTGTAGGAACACAAGTAACAGAGCCATCAGAAACAGTTTTTACATCTGTGAATGAAGAAAATCCATCCTTAATGTTAAACTCGATTTCTACAACGTCGCTGTCTGCAAGTAAGTTGGAAGAAGCAGGAGTAATAGTTACAACATCTGAAGATGAAACTGCAACCATTGTCAAATCTGCTTTATTACCAACGTATAACTTTACGATTCCACCTAATGCTAGGTCATCGCAGGAGTAAGTTACGCTCGAAAGTGTTGGAGTACAAGCCATTTTTATAAGTTATTATAAGGGGAGAGGGTTACCCCTCCCCTTGTTATTATTTAATTAATTAAGAAAAATCTTCTGCAAGTACAATCTCATCGCCTTTCATGTAAGAGAATCCTACTTTAAAGCGACCCCAAATGTATTCTGCATTTTCTTTAGATTCGTATTCTGAATCAATTGCACGAACATCATTGTAATCATCAGTCAACATAACCAAGTTGCTTGGTGCTGAGATGAAGAATTTGTTGTCTGCTAAGCTAGGGAAGTGGATAACCTCCATACCATAGTATGTTGGTAACTCACCTGCCTTGATACCATCAGGAGTGGTAGTGTGCTTGTTAGCAATTGCAATTTGGTATGCTTGGTAAGCATTTGTTCCTAAAAAGAAAGAAGGACGATACTCACGGTCTGCATCACCATAAACAGCAGATAACATAACTTCAGTCATTCCTTCGTATGCTTTTTGCATTTTGTCTAGGATATTGTTGAAGTCTAATGTTGCGTTAGTATCTACATCATTTACAGTTGTGTCAGCCTCCATTTCAGTAATCAAAGCGGCAGATGCTACGGTCAATGCTTTTTGTGAAGCTAATTTTGCAAAGTAGTCATATACCCAATTACGAAACTCTACATCCATTGTTTCAGGATTGTGTTGTCCTTTTTTCAAAGCGATACCACGATAAGACTTTTCTAATACGTGCTTACAGTTTTTGAAATTCCAAGAATAAGTTTCTACGCTCATTTCTTTTTCTGTGATTGCTGCCGTATTGTTGTCAGAAAATTCACAGTCATCACCTACTTGAAAGCCTGAAGAGCTTACATCAAAGATAGGCACGTTTACTTTATTTTTTACACCATCAACAAGTGTAAAGCGGTCTAGTACAGCCGCAGATTTTACCATAGAGTCGATGAATAAATCACGACTACGGTCACCCCATAAACTTTCAGTATTCGATAAGTTTGGAGTAGTATTAATGCTAGTTCCCATTTTTTATATAATTTTTAAAAAAATTCGTTTTACTTAATTTACAAAGTCTTAGTACAGACTTGGAAAGTGTTTGTTTATTAAATTCATTTTTTCAGAAGTAATTCTTTCAAAGTTGATAGTCTTATCTTCTACCTCAGCGACAACTTCTTCTGTCTGCTCTGCGGCAAATTGCTCTTCGACTTCAGACTCGTTAACTTCTTCCTCAGCTTGAACAGCCTCGTATCTGTGTTTTTTCATCTCGTCTTCATCGTCTTTGTGAGAACCCATTTCTTCTTCTTCTTTCTCTTCGTAACCTTTATGGTCAGGCTTGTGCTTCATTTCTTCTTCATCATCCTTACCCATTTCTTTGTCATCACCCATCATATCGGCAATGTGCTTTTGAATCATTTTGATTGCTTCACGAAGTTCTTCAACTCCTGCAAACTTGTCTTCAAAAGATGTCAATGTGGACAATAGAATCTCATTCTCGGATTCTAGTCCTTCAATACGCTCTTGGAACTTTTCAGTCATTGCCTCAAATTGAGCCTCCAACTTGCCAAGTTCTTTTGCAAATGAAAATTCAGTCATTTCTTCTTTTTTTGTTGGTTTTATATTAGCCTTAATCTCAATAGAGAAACCATTAATTTCTCCATCTTTGATTGCATTAAATAATTCGTCAGACTCAATTTTAGCCTTTACGAATACTGTTCCGTTTGGAAGGTCGAACCCATAGTCCATAGACTTATCGTTTTCAGATTCTTTCATCCAAATCTCTAGCATCACAACATCGTTTGTATCATTGTTATGTTGAATACCAAATTCGTTAAACAACCCTTTCTTAGAGTAGTTGTACATTATTTCTCTTATTGTTTCTTCTGTGAATTGCACATAGTAGAAACCATGTTCCGCAGATTGTCTTAGTATCTGTTTGTTAGGAATCATTATTGGTCCAACTACTTCACGCTTTTCATCACTAGCAAACATTTCAATGCTTTGCTTAGAGAAATAAATAAAGTTTTCTTCAATAGCAGGTTTATCTACAAGAGATATTTTATACATCCCCTGCTCAAAATCTTCTAGTGTTATATCGTATAATGGTAAATCTTTATGTTCCATTTTATTTTTTACTTCTTCTATGCCACTTAGGTAGCAAGTCGTTATCTTGTGTGTACTTAGGATTTGAAGGTTTTCCATTTTTTACTAAGTACATAAATGCATTTAATCTTGCAAGTCCCCATTGTACTGCTGAAGTAACTTTAGGACTATGAGAAGTGTTAAATGCACCCATACCTCTTAACACAACTCTTTTTGCCGCACCTACACCAATTTTCTTTTTAGGGTACTTTTTGTTATATGCGTTTACTTTATTGGTTATCTGCTTAATAATTTTAGGAGAAAGCTTTCCACCTTTTCCAACGCCTTTAGGGTTCTTTTCAGGAGTATCGCTTTTAGGTGCTTTAGGCGATTTCCTAATGCTACCATCTTTCTTTTGGGTAGCGTAACAATCGCAGTAACCATATTTTTTCTTCTTTGGGCAACCCTTTCTTTTCTTGCCATCCTTCGGACATTTAACATTGATTGTGCGATTGCCATACGGGAGTTCAGCGATATCAACACTAGCTTTAACTGTTCCTTCTCGGATTGACTTTGCTTTTCTAATCGCCCAATTAACGCCTGAAGTTCCTCCCCACCCAAGCCAAGCGACAT